CACCGCATGCTGGAGCTCCTGCGAGTCCTGTTGCGACCTTGGGGTCTTTCCTGTCTAATGAACCGACTGAATGTTTTTGGGGTTCTGCTAGTACTGCTTCAAATCTTTGTACTACTTCTTTTGAGTATGCCATATAGTTATTTATCCAAAAAAGCTATCAAGACTGGCAACTGGTTCAACATTCCAGCCAATCTTAGAGATTACCACCTTCAGTGGTTCTATGAATGACTTGTCGAATTGTAAATCGTAATCAAGATATTTGTGCAAATCCATTTCTCTTGGAAGCACGTTCATGAATGAAATAACGTTCTCGTTGATAGGGTTCGGTGTTGTAAGATAGGTGAAGTGTAACTTCTCCCCACTCTTAATCAACTCATAACGTTTGTGAATGTTCTTTTGTTTTAGATGATGATTGTATAACAATGCACCGCGTACGTGTATGGGTGTACCCTTACTGTAAATCATTGTTGGGTCTGCATACTGTCTTAGGTTATTACAACCTCTTGGTGATGACATCTCTTCGGGGGGTAATCTACGAAAGTCCATACGAGCATTCTCTACGAAATCCCATAGTTCCTCTTCGGTTCCTTGCATCACAAGTTTGAATGCATCTGTAAGTTTACCTCTGACCCATTGTGGTGTACTGGACTTTGCAGTCTCAATACCCATCATCTTGAGTTTAGGTACGGCTAGTCTGACTCCTTCGTTGTCGATGACGTTGAGGATGTATCGTTTTTTTGCAGTCCATATTCCTCTGTCTGCGATGACTTCTCTCCCCATCTCCATTTTCTGTTCGTAAGCGTTTGTGTAAGATGCAAGTTCTTGGAAGCCTTTGTCAAGAACTTCTTCCATATGCGACTTGGCGATTGAGTCGATGAAGTTTGTGATTTTGGTTTTATCTGTTTCATTTGGCATTACCTGCTGTATTAGTTTATCTAATGTAATGTAAACAGAATCAGTATCCATTGCAACAACATAATCTTCATCTGTTTTCAGTGTGGTATTTAACCAATCATTAATTGTCTTCTCTGCATGTTTGATAATCAACTGACCCGACAATGTGATTGCCTCAGCAAGTTGTGGGTCAAAGAATGCAAAGTATTGATTTGCCAAAGCACCGTATGCTGAGTTCAAAGCAATCTTTCTGACTTGTTGGTTATTGTATGCACGTTTGATAAGTGTGTTGAGTTCGTTCTTACGTGTTCTATCAGTGCATGTTTGCAGTTCCTTCTGATAGTCTATCATCTTACCCTTCCACATCTTACGCTCGTCGTAAAACTTCTGCATAAGTTCGGGAAGGAATCCCTGTTTGTTGTTGGAGAATCTAGCACCGTTTGGTGTGATACCAAATGACCCATCAACAACTGTTTCTTTGTTAAATAGTTTCTCTACGGATGTATCCGTTAATCCTCTCTGCATCTTCTCGGGTGAGATATTGTACTGCATAATGATATGAGGATACAGTGAGTTCAAATCGAATGATACAACCCAGTCATGTTTACCCACGATAGGTTCTTTGACATATGCACCTTGGATTCTTTCTGTCTTAGTTTGATGTAATCTCTGTGGTGGTGTAGCAATCTTCTGTTCCTTAAGGAAGTTATAGATAATGGTTTCCCAATACTTAACCATACCAAATGTATCATTGTAGTTACACTTTGCATTGTAAGACATTGCCAGAATCAATTCCATCAATCCTAGTTTGTCTTCTAGGTCTTCTACTAAGGTAACATCCTTTACATTGTATGCAAGGAACTTAGAGTAGTTGAGTCTGTATAGGTGATGTAGTGAACCCTCTTCATCATAACTTATCTTAGACTTGCCTAGTTCTACCTGTGCAATATGGTCTAGTCTGTATGATTCTTGATTTACAAATGTATGTTTTTTGTATAGCTCTAGGTAATCAATTACATTGATTCCGTACAGATTAAACACCTGTTGTTGAGAGCCCCAGTTAGTTTTAAACTCTCTAACATCACACATATTCCATGGTGAGAACTTCTTGTGTGAGTCCACACCAAATACTCTGTCCACACGATTACACAAATAAGTGATATCAAACGTGTTAACATTCCAACCTGTGATGATGTCAAACTTTTCCTTTCTCCAGTATTTGATGAACTGTTCAAGTAGGTCTTTCTCATCCTGTGCTTCGTGATAAGTTACGTTTGCTGGTTTTTCATCCCACGGCCCAATTCCAAATGTGTGAGCCATGAATCTAAAGGGTTTGATTGTGATTGCATTAACCTTCTCTAAGGCTTGCATGGGTTCGGGGAATCCGTCTTCACACTCACACTCAATATCGAGTGTTGCAATCTTGATTACTTTTGGGTCGTACTTGATGTCGCCCTGAAATTTGTCTGCAATATAGGTATAGATATATCTATCATAACCATGGATTTCCATTCCAGCAGTTCCTGCGAACTTCTCTCGGAACTTCCTTGCGCCACCCATAGAACTGAGACTAACTGCCTCAAGATTTCTACCATCCAATGACTTGAATGCAGAATCTTTCTTGGTTGGGACATAGTGATTAGGTCGGTAGTCCACAGACATTTGAACCTGTTTCTTACCTTGATACCCCTTGACGAGTATCTTATCGCGTGTACGACATACGTTAGTATAAAAATCCATACTGTTATTATAACAGAAAGATGTCTATTCTACAAGTGTTTTTTTGCTTGGATGCTGTAATTCTTTTACTGATTTGAGTTTGTCTTGTGCATCTGCAAGTTGACCAACTAGTTCATCTACTGCAGCGACAATATCGGGATGTTCTCCGATACCTGCTGGGTTTGATTGATAAACTGAGATGTTTGCAGTGTGTACTGCAATGTCACCTTCGTATTTCTTTACTAATGCACCTAATATATCTGCCATTATTTATTACCTGTTAAAACCTTGAAGTTTTGTGCAAGGTTTGGTCTTGGTTCAAATGAAGTCACCACTCTAACCTTTTTGATTATAAAGGTATAATCCTTTGCAAAAGGTATCCATGGTGCAAGACCTACTTCCATAGTGTCTCCCTGTATTTCAGTAATACAAGCATGTGCTTCTTTTACTGTGTAACTAAGAGCGTTTTCCGTTACTAAACCAATTACAACGTCCCCATTTTCGAGACGTAGACACTTTATTATTTCAGACATTTCTGACTTGCTCCTGTAGTTCTAATGAGCGTCTGCCCACTTGACCGAACCATTTTGAATCTTCCATTTCTACTGCAACCTTTTCCCAGTCTTCAGATACAACACCTTTCCACATGTTGTTAAATTTACCGAAACGACTTCCACCTAAGTTGAATGTCATGTTGACTAGAACGTGTTGAATTCCTTCAGGCAGACTGTAAAAGTCCTTTCCACCTTTTGATTCGAATACATGAATTGCTTCATCGACATGTTTGTCGAAGTCATCTTCATAGTATGCATCTACAGTTGATTGACTTACTGGAGTTCCAGCAGGTTGTCCGTGTTCTGCGTCACCTTCTTTGATTAGATGACCAACACCTAGTGTTAAGTATCCTAGTGAATCTGCATAGACCTCTAGTACTTCACCTTCGTGTCGTTTAATTTGTTCCTTTAATACTGTTTTGTTCATCGCTTTCTGCTTCCCTTTTCATTTGTTCATCAATGAGTTCCATTAATATGTCACCCATGAGGTCGTTTAATTCACTATTATTTAGGAGTTCCTCAAGACCAACATCTGTCTTTTCTTGTCCGTGAGGAAATCTTCTTATAGTTCTTTTAAAGTTTATATTTGGTTTACCTTCTTCGAACTGTATTTTACCATATTGGTATACAAGTCCGTCCCAGTCACCACCTGTGATTTCGATAGCAGCGTCACTTTCAGAAGGATTTTCTACTACCATGTAGACCTTTTCATCGAATAATTTTGGCATGTATCTCCTCTTCAATTCTCATAGAACTCTCTATGCAATCGTTATCACGAATCTCTAGTTGACCTAGTAGATTCATATTTGTTAGTATGTTATTTATCTGTGTTCGTCTTCCCTTCAACCATACTTCTGATTGTGTGTCTCCACGTTCTGCATGACGATTGTGTTCTTCATTGAGGCCTACCGTTAATACATATACTTTTGCTTCATGGTTTTGCATCAACCATTCTATGTCTACTCCTCTAAAGTATCTATCACCTTCGATTAGTACATGTTTGTAAGTAATGTTCATTGCTTCAATGAACTCTCTGAAATGAGGTATAGAACCATGGGAAAGTTTATCAGTTCCACCAAAGGTTTCACCTTCGGGATATTGGCCGACTACCAATATGTCACCATGTTCTTGACACTTGAATAGTTTCATTGGTTCAACCAGTGTAGGTTCATCCAATCTAGAAATGAGTCTTCTCATAAGAGTCGACTTGCCTGAGCAAGGTACCCCACCAATCATGAATATCATTTAAAAGAAACTGTCCAGTGAACCTTTCTCTTCATACTTTCCAGCATGAGGGCCGATAGGATTCTCTGACTTTCCAGCTCTTCCTTTAGTTGCAACATGTTCATCACAATATGCAACACATGATAACCTTACTCCTTCACCAGTGATGGGTGTTACACCATGCAATTCATTTGAATCTGCAATCAGTACGTCTCCATCATCTGCTTCAATAGCAATACCATATCTAGGGAAACATAAGTATGCACCCCCAAATTCTCCAATACGAAAGACACACATAGTTGTCATTCCGAACTCTAAATCTTTACCATCCAAGTGAGCAGACATCTTTGCTGTTCCACCTGTTGAATACTTGTTTGCAGATAAAGCTGTCATCGGTGAACCACCAATGTGATACTTCTCTTCTATACATTCATCCGCAAAGGTTTTCTGCATACTCCATATCTCGGGTACTGCAGTCTTCAATGCTTGTTCGTTTACATTTGCAATCTGTGATAGGGTTTCGAACTTTTCTTTGTTGGATTTCTTATCCATCCATCCACTGCCCTTAATCATTCCTGTGAATCTGCCACGTTTATACCCGATTAGAACTGAATGTATCTCATTTGCTTCTGCAATACGATTGAACTCACCGTTCTTCTTAAGTGGGTAATAACTGTTTGGAGTTCTTAGAACATAGTCTTTACCTTCGATTAATCCTTTTGCCTTCATCTCTTCGTGGTCGATAGGCCCGGCTGCATTTGCTCTCATGGTAGATGTATCGTCGATAGAGAACAAAGTATCTTTAACTGTTTGGTATGTCTTACCTTTGTATGCTCTTTTTACGATACATGCAAGTAAAGTTTCACCCATGAGTGTACCATGAGGTTTATAGATTTTAATAACATCACCATCGTATTCAATAGATGATATAACAGTATCGTAAGAATCTCCTGTAAGATACTTACCATTCCATTTTTTGAATGTTTCTTTAAATCCTAAGTCTTTTGTTGCAGTGAATTCCATGGTTCTATTATTTGTCCTTTGATATTTTCAACTAGGTAGTATAGGCATAGTGGTGCTACCATCAATCCGATTCTTGCACCCTTGTCGTTATAGTCTCCAGTCATTTTATAATCGTTTGGTAGAGTCATTAACCTTACCATCTCTTTAGGTGTGTAGATTCTTGTACCACCATGGTGGAAATGATTACCACCCATAAACTTTGGTTGACACCCTGCTTCAGTCAATGAATGAGCTGCGAGATGTTTAGGAACTATTCTTGACATGTAGTAAGAATGTTTCTCATCTTCGGGTTTAATATGTCCGTTTGCAATATTCTCTTGGAACCACGGTTTAACAATGTGGTCACCGATAGAGGTGTATGCTTGATTGTCTCTTTCTTTTAAGACTGGTGCAAGACCTTTACATGGGCCACAACCTTCAAACTTCTCATCGGGATGAACATCGAATCCATTTACCCAATGACCTTTTGATGATTCAGACATTGCAGTTTCTAGATATAAACCATCTGCAATATTCTCTTCATCTGTTTCTAAATCATGGATTGCATCATCAATAGATGCAAATTCTTTTACTGGGTCGGGGAAGACGGAAGACATACACATCCAAGGCATTCCAATACCTTCGAGTACATCATCACGTACACCAACCATGAATACTCTTTCTCTCTTCTGAGGTACACCGTGCTGATGACCCTTCATGACTTTCCAAGTAACTGAGTATCCAAGTTTCTCAAAGTCGTTTACCATCCTGTTTAGATGGTCTCTTGCATAGTCCATTGAGAGACCTTTCACGTTCTCACATATTATAACTTTAGGCATTAACCCTTCGGCAATCCTAATCATTTCCCATGTAAGGTCTTCAATGTTCTGTTGTTTCATACCATAAGCCATCTTCTCTTTGTTCCAACCTTCTTTCTTGGAACCTGCCATAGAAAATGGTGGACAAGGTGGTGACCCATCCATGATATCTAATTCGTATTTCTTAAGTCCACTAAGCTTCATGATACCTTCTGCAGTGACTTCTTTGATGTCTCTACATTCGTGTACTGTGTTAGGGAAGTTTTCTAGGTAGGTGTCAACATGTAACTGTTGGAACTCGTTCATGTAACGAACGTCACCACCTGCTAGTTTGTAACCACATGAAGAACCCCCACCGCCTGCAAAGAAAGTAATGTAATTAAACTGTTTACTTTCACTGTTACGGTGAAGGTCTTCTAGGTTGTATTGAAAATATCTATTATCACTCATCATGACTCCATTATACAGTATTTAGCACAATGCTGTCAAGGCTGTTTTTAAAGATTTTCTAATATATTTTCAGGGCTTGAAACTTCATAAGGGTCGGACTCTGCATTATCAGTGTATCCATCTTCGATGAATGTTTTTTCAATTACACCGTCGTTGATTACAACTGCATATCTCCAAGACCTATATCCAAAACCAAGATTTGATTTAGAACATTCTGCACCTATCAAGTGAGTGAACTCACCATTACCATCGGGAAGAGGGTAAACATTTTTGATACCTAATGATTCAAACCATGAGTTCATTACAAATGTATCATTTACTGATACGCAATAAATCTCATCAATTCCTTTTTCTCTAAACTCTTCAAATCTCTCGTCAAAGCTAGGCAATTGTTGAGTTGAACATGTTGGTGTGAATGCGCCAGGCAATCCAAATACAAGTACTCTTTTACCAGCAAATTGAGCTGCAGTGTCTAGGTCTACAAATTCACCATCGATTCTCTGTGGTAGGATTACTTCGGGTACTTTAGTTTCCCCTTCAATGATTTCTAATCCCATTCTTCTTTCTTCTGTCATAATAATCTATACTCCATAATAATAGATACACCTATTATATAACATAACAGGTGTATATGTAAGGGGCTTTGTTAAGAAATTTTGATTTCTTGGGGTTTATCTTCTTCGGGTATAATCCTTTCTAACGACACACTCAAAATACCATTCTTCATATCTGCACCTTTAACGACAATGTCGTCTGCAAGTGTGAATGTTCTTTTAAATGAACGAGATGCAAGTCCTCTATGGACGTACTCAAGGGCTTCTCCTTCCTTCTGTTTACCTTCGATATTAAGAACCTCTTTCTCTTTTGAGATTGTGATGTCTTTCTTATCAAATCCAGCTAATGCAAGTTCGATACTGAAGTTCTCTGCATCGTGTTTTACAA